GACATTACTTGCCTTTCGGTTTCTTAGGAAAAGCTGCATCTACAATCTTTTCCACTATTAAATTATAATCAGAGCCTTTATACTTTGGTCGGCCCCAACCTACTATATAATCTTTACTGCGTAATTTCAAGGCGACAGCCCCACCATTTCGCTCATCTGACTTCTTACCCTTTGGCACAAAGCCAGTCAATGTGGTATTTCCCTCAATGCAAAGTACCATATTTCCAATTTGCTTTACAGCAATCCCAACATGTGAGATACGATCAACATTGTCGTTAGGAAAATCAAAGTAAAGTATATCTCCAGCAAGGATTCTGCCAGATGTCTTCCATTGCTTACGAACCCTAAATCCCTGTGCACCAGTAGGTGTGTACCAAGTATTGTGTAATCTGCCTCCAGCTTTTTCAAAGCACCAGTTTACAAACACACCACACCATTGAATACCATCTGTCCCAAAATACTTAGCGTACTTAGTCTTATTTACCGGAGCTTCGGTATAGCCCACTTCATTAAATGCTACATCAAGTAGCCTTTGTACTGTAACCATATTATCCCTTAGTTATTAAGAGCAAGTAGATTTCATCTACTCTTTGCTCTAGTTTATTTACTTTATCTTTAATTGAGCTACCACTATTTGGTACTAATTCATGCAGGTAGTGTTTAACCATCCATCTAACAGCCCCCGCTACGCCAGAAACAATAGTTACAACAGCTACAGCTATACCTGCCCACTCCGTTGGACCCATTAGATCTTCCTCACCGTTATCAACATCTCGCCACCAAACCCAGAAAACTTCTTGTCTGGTGATGTAGTTCCTGTATAAGATAGTTCTTCAATGAGAGCATTAAACTGCTCACCACTTCGAAAGTCTTTAACAACAACCACGTCTCCTCGCTCTTCCATTAACTCTAGTTCTGAGAGTACAGCATAAGCCCTATCCTCATAACCAAATGCATTGTTGTACTTATCCGTCTCAGTATCATAGTTAAATACTGGGTACTGAATAAGTCTTTGACGCTTTGCTGCAGGCAAAGCTTTAACCTGGTATCCATAGAATGTAGGTGTATAGTAGGTTGTATTTACATTTCCTCGATACAAGGTAAACTTAAACTGCAAAAACTCTTGAGCACTTGCAGGAAATACAGTATAATCAGATCCATTAGCAGCAGGATTACTTGTTCCCAAGTCCTCAACATTGCCAGCTTTATCAATAGTGGAAATCTTAATGGTTGTATTAGTTGCATAACTTGCACGTTCAGATACAAATTTAAACAACTTACTTTCTAAAGTATTAAACCTAATACGACCAGTGGTTAAGTATCCAGATGATACGTATTCACTTTCTTTTTCTACATATAGTCCAGCACCATCTACACTAAATACAATCCTAGTTCCAAGAACAGATACAAATGATGTAGCGTTGCTACCAGCAGCTAAATCCTTAGCATAAGGAAAGAACAATGCACCAAGATCACTAGACAAATCAATTCGATACAAGCAAGAATCTCCACCGGTAATCCATACATAGTTTTCATACACAGCGATGTCTGTGACATCGTGTGGAGTTTGTACTACGAGTGGACCGTAAATAATATCTCCAGCATCACTTGTTACTTGTGCTACTCGGAATCCTTTACTTGTTCCAATAAGAACATATCCAAGATATGACTTAATGCTGTAGACAATTTCACCGGCAGGTAATTCAGCTACAATAATAGGTTGGTCAAGATTTAATGTATCTGGATCAATAGTTATCTTATATATCTTAGATGAACTACCAGAGTATCCTGCAGCATAGATAACTGAACCATTAGACGTAAAGGATGTCCATGCCCATGAACCATTAGGACTTGAATAAAGAATATATCCTGTAGTAGCAGGAGTAGTTACCGTAGGAAGAGTTGTTCCTGTAGTTTGGTTTTGATCTAATACGTAAATAGATTGATTAATGCCAGCAAGAAGATATTGCTTTTCGTAAGCAACTACAGATGTAGATGCAGTTGCATTTGTATAAATCGATACATCTGATGAAGCACCACCAGTAAGACTACCACGATGAATGTGAGAACCACAAGATGCCCAGTAGTTCACACCATCCGTAGTAACAGATTTAAAGTTAGATGAATGTGTACCAGTAAGAGTAACAGAAGAACCAGTATCTCCAGATACTGTTACCTTCTTTAAGGCTGTACCATCTCCAACAACAAGTGTAGTTGCACCAGCAACCATACAATTAACACCAGAAGTGTTAAGAACATTAGCTGTATTCTTAAGCAATGAAACCTGTCCATTAGTCCATACATCTACACCTTGAGAATCCTCAAACTGAAATCGTAATGTTTGATTCTGTGCAGCATTGCCAAGCTCTTGAGCTGGTTCATAAAACTTAATACCAGCACCAAGATGAAATGAAGACTGTGACCTTAACCACCAACCAGTAAGAGATTGCTCTCCTGGTTCAATAGAGTTATCCTGTTGATCTTTACGGTACTGTGCTGTTTGCCTACGATATGGATTCTGTGGATTTGGATTAACAATAAATCCAATACCACCAACTTCTATATCATAATAAATTGACTGGTCGCCAGTAACCTCAATTGCTGAACTGACCTGAGAAGATAAATCGTATGAAAATTCTTCTGTAATATCGGATGGCAAAATAATACTTGCACTAGAGCCACTAGCAGTAGTAGATGCAATTGTAACAGTAAATGTAGTAGAACTAGGAACACTAGCAATTGTTCTATATCCATCAATTGAAGTATAGTTAGTATTACTAATAACTATAATATCATTTACTTGCAAATTATGATTAGATGCAGTAGTAAAAGTTACTGTAGTACCAGAAGCACTCCAACTTGCACTAATAGCCATTTAGATCCAACTTCCAACTGCACTAATCTTTTCAAGTTCAATGCTTGAAGCTTTTTTAATAACAATACCACTACCACTAACACTTGCTTGTGGAGTAAACGTACCACCAGTTGTAGCATTTGTTCTAAAATAACCTTCTACTTCAATATACCTTCCCGAACTTCCAGCAAGACTATTTGATACAGCAGTAGAACTAGTAACAGTATATTGTCCAGTCAATAAATCGTTAGCGTTATTAAATATCCAAGTTACTTCTTGTGGGGTATTGCTAAATGAATGAGTAAAACTAATTGTTCCAGAAGTTCCAGTATAATTAAAATAAACAAAAGCTAAATATTTAAATCTATAATAACTATTTGCAGTTAAAGAGTTAGATGCAGCAAACATTGCTGTAGCTGTAGTATTGATAGTTGCAGTATCTGCAGATCTAACATATCGTTCAACTACACTAGCACCACTAACAGCAGCAACCGCTGTAGTTACATAAGCAGTAGTAGCAACTTTAGTGCTATTATCCGTACTTGTTTGAGTAGTAGCAGTAGTACCATTAGGCAATACTAAACTTGACGGAAGACTTAATGTTACAGCACCAGTACTAGCACTAGCTGTAATCTGATTAGTAGTACCAGCAATACTTGATACACCACTTGCAGTGCCACTAGCATTAATTGTAATATTGCCACTAACGCCATCAGCATTTGTTAGTGTAATGTTAGTTCCAGCTACAAGTGTTCTAGTAGCAACAGTACCTGAACCTGTTCGTACAACTATACCAGTAGTTGACAAACCAGCAAGTGCTGTAAGATCAGTATCTACAGGTTGAGCATAAGCTTGCGTAGCAATAGCATTACCCGATATGGTAGGAGTACCAGTAAAGTTAGGTGATGCTAATGGTGCATACGTACCTGCAATACCACCAACATTTGATACGGTAAGACCATAGATAGCATTATTATCTGGTGAGCCAACAGTAATAGATTTGTTTTTTAATGTCTGAGTTTTATCTGTACCTACTACAGCACCATCTGTAGAGCCAAGGCCATGCAATGCTACAGATTCATTAGTTGCATAACTAGATGCATTCATATGTATATGTGCTTCTTGTAAGTCAGAGCCAGTAATCATATGCTTAACAACGCTACCGGAAGGATGTGTAATATCTGCAGTACTTTCTTGTGCCCTTATAATAGTTGCAGATGTAGAACCAGATGTATGTGCAGTTACGTATACAATTTCTTCATTAGCTGTATCGGGTTCAACAACAAGCGTAAGCGTGTCTGGACTTGCAATGGTACGCCAGGAACCATTGCTTAAGCTAATAGATGTAGAACCTGCTGTAAGCTGTGCAGACAGCGTCATAGCAGGTATTGTGGATGAATATCTTCTCATTAATTACCTCGTGTAGTGGACTCGTACAGGATACTTCTCACGCAGACGAGAAGATTCTTCCTGCAACCTTTGTTGATAAAGTGCGTAGATGTACTTAGCAGTATTGGTTCCAGAACCATACTGAATTCTAGATGACTGTGCGTCAGCTTCAGGACTAGAGAATGATAACCTACCTGGATCAATAAATGATAGCAATCGATAACAAGCACCTAAAACTATAATATCTTTAGTCGATAGTGGTAGATTGGTTGTACCTTCGTAGTCATCACCAAGATAGTCAAATGGCTCTGGGTCTACTACATATGTAACTTTAATTCTAGATGATGTAGGAATCAAGTCGTATACAGTAATGCTAACATTAGAGTTAAATGACTCAATGTCTGCCATACGATCTACACGATACCTACGAATTGGATACCATTCCTTTGTAGGGCCAATATCCTCATACGATACAGATAGAATGTCTTCGGTATCGTATGGCAATGCATAAGTAGTTACAGAAGGATTGTAATCAAAGACAGTAGACTGAATGCCAAACAATGTACCAGCTGTGCTGCGGATTGTATCATTGATTGCTTTCTTAATACTATGACGTGGGAATGTAGGAGCAATAGTTACCTTAGCGTTAATAAGGTGAGATGCGGGAGTGGTACCTAAGTAACCACGACCATAAGGTGGAAGGAATAGTTTCTTAGATGTCTTATCAAAAGAATCTACCCACATTAACTCATCATCAATTTCGATAATACCTTTAGAGATATTGCTAACAGAGTTAACATCAAGCGTTAACTCACTGCTATTAATACCTGCTAACAGATGTGTAGTTCTATCTTGCCGCATTGTGTAACCAGACAGGCTAAGTGCAACCTCATCTATTACGTCACTAAATGTTGTCATTTATTTTCCTTTATTCAGATATTTTAGATACAATATCAACTATAATTTTTTCTATTTGTGGCTTCATTTCGTCACCTAAAATGTCAATGCTAAGCATTTCATCTTCATCAGTGAGGTTTGGTGCAAACATTTCCTTCATTGCTTTATCATTATTTTTAATAGATTTAATTTCAATATCTTTTTGTCTATTTATTACATCATATAAAAATGTTCTTTCCTTAGAAGGAATTTTTCCATCTAAAACATCTGAAGGTTTTAATTTAAGAATAATTTCTATTATTGCATCTAATACATATTTATTAGATTCCGTTAAATAATATTTAACTCCTTTATTAAAACTTGGGGAAGATCCTAAAACTACTTCAGAAATAATATCTAAATCTGTTTTGTCTATATTTTCTTTTTGACTAAATCCAAGATACTTTCGAATAGTATCCTTTGATGGTAATTCAACTTTTTCTATTTTAGATGTAGTTTTGTTTTCTATAGCTTGACCTAATATATTTTTAGAACCATTTGGTTCATTAGTAAATACCACATTGTTAGGAATTTCATCAAACAGTTGAGCTATTTGTTCTGGAGTAAAACCAGCTCGTTTTGTTCCAAACGAGGTAACGTAAAATGTTTTATCAGGATTGTCTTCTGCAAACTGAATAAACTTTTTAATTCCTTCTGCTACTTCTTCAATAGTCATATTTTCATATGGACCCTTTTTTGTTGGAAGAGCATACGATCTGCCAGTTAAACCTTCACCTACACCACGTTCGGCACCATATTCAACCGCTGCAGTTTTTGCTGCACCAGCACCATGAATGCCTTGAAGGTTAGAACCAAATACAAATATGCCATTAGGATCAGATTTAATTTCTCCATAATTTATTTTAGTAGAAAATGTTGAAGATAGACCTTTCTTTGGTGGATTTGGTTTTGTTTTTTGTGAATTTCCCGTAGTGTAAATGTCTAAAAGTTCATCTGTTTTTTTCTTATTTATTGCGTCAAGTACACCTTCAGGCAAAGGTCCATCTTCTGCATTATTCATACTGATAGGATCATCAGACCATTCATCTACTTCTTTAACAGGGTATGGATTATCCAAGTTGTCAAGTGTCTTAATGGCATCATCTTCTAAAGCTACTTTAGTACCTCTTGCTTCATTAAGTGCTCGTAAGAATGATTCCAAATACTTTTCTGGCTTTGGAACCTCTCCATAAATACGCCACCAAATTCCTGGATCAAGTTGTTCTGGAAGTATTTCTTGAGCAATAATTCGATTAATTAAATCTACATCTTTGGCAAGCTGATCTTCAATTTCAACAATCTTTTCTGTCATATCATCAAATAATTTTTTAGCATAAGTCTTATTTGCTGCAGATGCATTTGGATTATCTAAAACAGATTTAGCCCAATTAAGAGCCTTGTTAGCTTGTTGCCATTCAACTCTAGCTTGTTCTTTAATTAGCTCATCATAACCATAGGTAAAATCTTCTTGCGATTTAAATGGTTCTGCTCCACGCTCTTTACGCAGCTTATTAATTGTTCTACGATAATCTCGTATTCTAAAAGCTTTCTTACCCTTAAACTTTCGTCCAGCAAAGTTTGCCACTTCGCTAGCGTTAAGGGTGTACAAATCTTCATCACCAGTATTAAGTGCTCTAAACAAATCCCAATCAGTTGTGTAACCACCCATCTTCTGAGAAAGGAAGTTAACCTTATTGAGTTCATACTTTGTCATTTTCCATGAACCAATAACTTCATCTAACTGTGGTCGTACAAGCTGACGAGACAGAACGTCATAGCTATCCCAATCTAAAGTTCTACGAATAAGATCAATAGATACCTGGTCATCGACTTGAGTAACCTTAAAGTAAAAACCATTTTCCGTAGGAGTCTTTGGCAATTGATCCATAATAGAAGCTTCTTCGGCAAGTGATTGCCTTCGCTCTTTAAGCCTATTGTATTTTTTAATTGTCTTATAGGCAGCAAATTCTTCTGGAGTTAATTCTTTAAGGAAACCACCAGAAGTTTTTTTGTCAAGTTCTCTCTCTAAACTTTTAACTTTTAAGTACTCTGGTTCAAGTTGATCTATTTGACGTTCAACGCTATCTATTAAATCATCAATAGTTTTTCCTTGTGATTTAATTCTAACATCTTTAATTACTCGCCTAATGGCAGCTTCTTTATTTTCTTGCACTCGCATAGATGCTCGTACTAAAGTTTCTCGAAGTCTGTCGTAGGAAGATTTAGCTTGACCTAAAGGTACTATTTGTCCAGCAGTATCAAATGAATAAAATCCTTCACCAGAAACTGTTCCGGGACTTTTAATTGAGGATGTTGGAATCCTGTCAACTCTTTTTAAAAGTGGTAACTGTGGTTTACCCATAGCATCTAATCCAGGTTTAACAATAGTAAAATTGTCTGGAACAATTGCAGCCATAATAGAACCATCTATTGGTGAATGGTACAATACTTCATAACCTTCAGCATCATCTATTCTAAAGTTAGATTGCTCTTTCCAGATAAGTTCTCTCTTACCACGTTTAACTTTAGGTGTTTCAAGTGGGCCACTTATAGTGGCACCATCAGATAACTTTGCTTCGGCAGATGTAAATGCAGAAAGGTCTGCCAAATCACCATACTCATCAAATGTTCCTTCAGGTGCTTCTGTTAGAAGTTTATAAAAGTCTTCAAGATAATCGTCTGTAGGTTGTCCTTCAGATTCTAAGTTTCTTTGTCGTTGAGTTTTGTAAGCATCTAAAGTTTCAATTCCTCTTCCAATAGGAGCAAGCCCTTCGGCAGCTAGTTCAGCATCAACCTTTTCTAATAGATTAAGTTGCTCAGTTGAACGACCATCAAGAGTGTTTAATAAATCAAGTTCTTCTTTGGAAAGTTCATTGTTAATATATCTACTACCAAGAGCAGACTTATACAATTCTAAATCAGCTGGTTTAATTGTTCCATCTTTTAATTGCTTAACTAATTGTTGAACTTTTCTAGGAGATAACTTTGGAGCATCAAGGAGATCTTCATCCTGGCTAGTTATTCTTGTAAGAACATCCTGTGACTCTTCAACTTCTTTTGGCTTATATCTAACCCTACCACTATCAAGAGTATAAAACTTTTGTGACACTTTATCGTATGCGACTACTTGTCGTTTGCCACCAATGTAAAATACACCAAAACTTGTATTGGCAGATTTAAGCCATTCATTAAGAACTATATTGCCAGAAGCTATTCGTAGTTCTAAAGCATTTACAGGAAGAGTTAAATTTGTAGAAGCTAATTTTGAATTGCCTGTGCGTCTAATTAAGGGAGTAAGGCTATGTTGAAATACTGAACCAAGATGTTTCTTTTGTATAGCAGAACCAGCAGGTGCTTGTATATTCTTTCCAGACTGTACAACTTCATCAACAAATTGTACATCTTCAATTTCGCCTACATCATTTCCAAGACGAAGTTGTGCTTCGTCAATAGTCGTTCTTGGAAAAAGTAATGACTCTCTCCAGTAGCCTTCTACAACTTTTCCTTTACTATTGGTGTAAGGATAAACCCATTTTAAAATTGTTTCATCGCTAGCTGCAAATACATCACCGTCTTGAACAAAGTATTTAACATCTCCAAGACCTTCAATTTTTGCAATGTCTTCTTCTGGCAATTCTTTTGCAATACTTTCATAGTCGTAAAAGAAATTCTTTACATATGATGCTGTCTCTTTAAATTCAGGAGTTCCATAAAATACATAAGAGTCAATAAGTTTGTTTGCATTGTCGTTGCCTATTTCATCTAACAACAATACAAAGTCTGCTAAATCTTCTCTTCCTGCAGCATCGGCTTGTTCTACAATTCTTTTAATATCCCCAGACTTAAGTTGCTTTAATCCTTTAGCTGACCAGTCAACTGTATTTTCAGCAGCTTTACCAGCTGTAGATAACTTTTGTACACCCTTTGGTCCGGGAATCCAATTCAATGGATCAAGCACAAGAAGTGCCATAAAGTCAACAGCACCAGATGCAGTCTTACCAGGAGTTGGATTTACCAAATCCATATACTCACTTCGTGGATCATAAACATAATATCTTTGAACAGCTTCAGAATCTAATAAATCTGGAATCTCTGGATTATTAATGTTATTAGCAAGTACAGCATTAATTGCTTGACCAAACGTAACAGGATTTGCTGCATTTCTATACCACTCAAGATCTTCTCTATTGCCTTGTGCTGCAAGATAAGATCTATTAAATGTTTCAAATACTTTAGATGGATTTAAAAAGTGTGCTCTTGGATTTCTAAACATTTGCTGTGCAGCAATAAGGCTTGCAACCATCGGTTCTGTTATTCTACGATAAGGAGCCTCAAGACCCTGCATACCATTAATAACATTTTCATTTGTAAACTTATACAATGGTCTTACTTCGTTAGCAGCTTCACTGTTTCCTGTAAGATTGTATGCAAGTCTTTGTGCATTCTTTGCCGCAATAGCAGGAAGATTAACAATTGTTTTAACACCAGTAATAATGCTTCCGGGAAATGTCTGACCAAGCTTAGGTGCTTTAGCATTTTGATCTATAGTAAAGGTCTTTTTGACTTGTTCTTTAATATTTAAGTCAAAAGGATTTTCTACTGGTTTAATCTTCTTTTTCTTTTTAGCCACTACTTATCCTTAATACTACCTGTATCTAGCTGTTTTCTTTGCAATCTTTTCGGGTTGTGCTACAAATTGTTTACCTTGTTTTGTACCTTCTCGTTTAGCACGAGAGGTTGCTGCATACTCTTTTGAGGACAAAGCCTTACGAGCCTTCTTAGGAAGGTATCGTTCTCCAGTAGCCTTTGGTCCTTGAGTAGAAGGTTTGCCAGATTTAGTTCCCCACTCTTCTTTAGTCCATTTAGATAAAGACTTTTGTGCTTTAGTTTTAGATCCACTATATCCGCCACCAGCTTTTTTATATTCGGCAGCAAGTAGTTGTGCTTTGCGAGCAGACCATTGACCTGGCTTACCACCTTTACTGCTAGCCATAATTTTATTCTTCAAGCGTTCACGCAGTGAAGAATTAGTATATGCCATTACTTTTTACCTTTTGGTTTATTTTTATTGCGTTCAGAAATTGCTTTGGCTTTCTTTTTGGCATCAGCCTTAGATGATGCACCCCAAGCACGAAGCGATAAAAGCAATCGTGTTGGGTCACCATTGGGTTTGTATTCAGGACCAGGCATATTCCCCATACGAGCAAGGAAAGATGCACGTCGAGGGTTATCACCAGATTTAACTGGTGCCTTTAGATTCATACCTTGAGCTTTTGCAGATGCACGACCCTTGGCGTTTAAACCACCTTGAGGATTCTTGCCTGCTTTTCTTTGCCACGCAGGGGAATTAGCCATAATTACTTACCCATCTTCTTAAGTTTTGCCATCTTCTTTGCTTTTTTAACTGCTGCAATTTTTTTCAGACCACTTGGATCTAACTTTGCCATTTTATCTTTTCGCTTCATTAGGGAATCATCTTTCGTTTAACAGGCTTCTGACGTGGAACATCAGCAGACTTCTTGCGGCGATTAGGTTTAGCCTCATACCGTGCAATTTGCTCTGCAGCACGATTAAACTTAGGCTTAGGTCGTGAGCTTTGAGTATAAGGAGGAACTTTTGCTTTACCAGCTTGTCCTCTTTTTTTAGGGGTTTCCGGCAACACCTTTGGTGTTGGTACGAAACTACGAGGTGATTTCATTACTTTACTCCTTTAACACGCTTTAGGCGTGGGTTCTTTTTGATTGCTTGCTTAGAAGCTTTTCGTGCTCCTGCAGCAAGGATCGCTCCCGCACGTTCCATACTGACCCCCTGCTTCTTGGAGATCTTCATCTGGACAGCTTTGAAGCCAGGATGTTTCTTGTTGTTCATTTTGCGACATACGCCTTCCCTGTCTTATCTGACATTTGTACTGCAGCTTTAATATCCTGCATTCTTGTTGACTTAGGCTGAATGCCTTCTGCTCTAGCATCACGATATGCTTTTAGTTCAGCATCCCATTTCTTTTGAGTATAACCATTTTCAACAAGTCCACCTTTTGCATCTCCTGCATTCATTGATATATTAGATGCTCGCAAGCATTCTCCCCAGTTTTCATGATCCTTAGTCGGACATCCTGTACGACAAGACATTACAATCCCAACGCTTGCTTAATTGCATTAAGAGTATCTTCTGGAAGTTGTGCCAACGATTGAGCCAACTCATCTACCTTTACTTGCTCTTCTGGTAGTTCGTATTCATATGATTCAATTAAATTATGTAGTGGATGGTCGTGTGACGGGTCACATTCTGCACAATATCCACCTAAACCGTATCTTTCAAATGTTGGCATTATTTTATCCTTAATAAAACTATAGGAGGTGACGTATTTGGTCTATCAAATGTAAAGGTACTTGGCAAAGAACCAGCAGTAAGACCCGATTGAGAACAGCCACCGTGAGCACCTGTTATTTGCCAAGGAACACCAGAGTTAATATAGTTCCAATTATTTGGTGGTGAAGCAGCGTTACTTCTTGTACGCATAGTAGATTGTGCAACTTCAGTAACCATTGCCAACCAATATAATCCTGGCTGAAGTATTAGATTTAACGCTGCTTCTTTCCAACCAGTTGTTGTTGTTGCAACAGTACCTGCTTCTACAAGAAGACTTGTTGGCATATATTCTGAATCTGAATTATATATACCAAGTCTTGCTATTGCACCAGTAGTTCCAGCGGTAGTAACTTCAAGACCTATGGCAGCAGCAAAACAAGTTTTATCAATCCATAATGGAGTTAATGCTAACCATCCAGTCGCTTGAGCACCAGTAGTACCAGAACCAGAAAGTACTGGATAATACAAGTCTCTACCATTAGTAATTGAAGCCTGTGATTGTATCCTCCAAGGATTAAAATTAGTCCATTGACTTGCATTTGTATCATACGCAAGTATTGAATGTTGCGTTAACGCTGTTGGTCTAAAAACCAAACTGGCAGTAAAGTATTGATTGCCAAGATTACCACTTAAAGCAGAAGGATTTTCTGAACCAGCAGTTGTGACAACTTTAGTTGCAAGCATAGTTGTCATACCGTTAGGTGCTGCAACAGTTGTTTCTTTAAATGTATGATTTGAGTATCCTGTTGGAACCAATAATGCTGGAGTTGTACTTGTAGTTAAATTAAGGTCATCTACCGCAGCAAGTAATAACACCAAAGAATTATCTACAGTTGTAGTAACCGTAACAGGCTCAATAGGTGCACTTGGGTCTGGAGTATCATTAAATATTGAATATTTTTCTAAAGTAGCATTTCGTAATGCAATAGCAACAGCAGTACTTGCTGTAGCAAGACCAGTAATAGTAACGCTAGTTACTGGACTTGAAGTCATTTGACGATAAAGAATTTTTGAATTCAAACCACCAGTAGCAAAAGATTCCATTTCTGCCCAACCAGTTGGTCTAGTAATAGCACCAGTATCTGAACCAACAATAATTATACAAATATCATCTTCAACCATAGTTGGTAAAGTGATAGTCATACTTGTTCCAGAACCAGTTGTACCCGCTATACCAGTAGCAGTACCAACAACAGTAATTGCTGGAATTAAATCAACATCAGATAAACCTTCAAGGTCAGATGCTCCACCTGCTGCTGCAGCCCACTTCAATCCAGTAGCAGTAGTAGAATCAACAGTAAGAACGTGACCGTTAGTTCCACCTACAGCAAGTCTTGCAGGAGTGTTATCTGCAGTAGCAGTAATAATATCACCTTTAGCATCAACAAGGCTGTTAGAAATCTTGGCTGCAAGGTCAGTTGTAAGATTAGTTACATCACTCTGTGAATGGGTGTGACTAGTAGCAGCCTTGCCATCTAACTGTGTTTGAATAGCAGAAGTTACACCGTCAACATAATTTAATTCTGTAACGCTAGCAGTAACATCTGTAATGTTTGCTAATGTATGAGTATGGCTTGCTGCTGCAAGTCCTGCCTCAGATGCAGTTTGATTTTTCCAAAGGCTAGTTCCACTATCCCAAGCAAGAACTTCATTGTCTGCAATGTTAACATCTGCTTCCAAAAGTACATCGTGGATTTCTCCAAGTTCATATCCATTCTGTACTTTAACAAATATTTCACCAACAGTAGCACTTACTCGTGTCACAACACCAAGATATACTAAATGCTTTGGAGCTACTGGTTTGTTCGCAACACCAAACAAAAGAGCACCAGCATCACCCAACCATACGGGGTCGCCTGCAGTTGCAGTAGATGTATTTAATCCAGCAAGTAAACCTTCTGTAATTACATAAACCTGATCGTTAGTTACACCACCAGTTTCAAGCAAACCCATTGTCGTGGCAGATGTAGCATCAGCATCATAGTCTGCTTTAGAAACAATCATATTAGTGCCATCGGCAGATGACACATAAACAGCCTGACCTTTAGAGATTGATGTGCCAAGCTTAACTAAATGCTTTACTTCAGAGGTAAAGTTATCCATCCAAGATACATCATAATCTGTTGCAGTATCTTTAACAATGATTTGTCCAGCAGTACCACCAGTAGGTAAACCATTAGTTGCAGCAGGAGCATTTACCCATTTGGTGTCATAGTCAGTATTACTATTTTTAGCAAGCAATTGATCTGTAGTGCCACCAGTAATTACACCAGCACCTGTAGGTCCGGTTGGGCCCGTAGGTCCAGCAGGACCTGTGGCTCCAGCAGGACCGGTAGGTCCTGGATCACCCTGAATGCCCTGAGGACCTGTAGGTCCTGTTGCACCAGCTGGTCCTGTAGGGCCTGTAAGCCCTGTAGGACCGGTTGGACCAGTCGGTCCAGGGTCACCTTGCGGTCCTTGCGGTCCGGCGGCTCCAGTAGCCCCTGTAGGGCCTATATCGCCCTGGTCTCCCTTATCCCCTTGAATGCCTTGTGGACCAGCAGGACCAGTCGGTCCTGTGGGTCCTGCATCTCCTTGAATACCCTGTGGACCTTGAGGTCCTGTGGGACCTGTAGGGCCAGCAGCACCATTGGTGCCAGCTGGACCAGTATTGCCTTGAGGTCCTTGTTGATTAGAGATTTCTACAATTGTAAGCTTGTTCTCAATCTCAACCTCATTAGAGGTTGTGTAAACAATAATTTCAGTTGCCATTATCGGGTCACCTCTAAGGAGTTAATAAATGTTCCTTGCAATTCTGTAGAGACTTCTCCACCACCAGATTCAAATTCAATATCATACGCAAGTCTACCTAATGGCAAATCTTCCATAATGCTTGCAGCAACATTAATATCAACTACACCATTTACACTACCATGATTAAGGCTAATGGTATGATCTGCAGTATTACTTGCACTACTAATGTCGAATAGTTTAGTTTCGGATGTAGCAAATGGTCGTATCTGCATACGCACAGTATAGCTCGACAAATCCCACGCTGCTGTGTTTGTAGATATTTTAAATCTAAATTTAAATGTATCTCCTTTAATGTGAGATATATTCCATTTACCTGCCATTAGTTAATCTCCGTTAGATAATCGCCATAGCCAGCAGCAGTTAGGTCTGCTGCTTCTGAATTTGTAACTGTATATACATGACCACCAACATAGGCAATCTCTGCATTTTTAACATCACTACTTAATGGGTATCGTTCTTCACGATACTTACCATTTACTTTTAGAATGGTAATACCACGAGGTAATGTGTAGAATTGATCTAGCCTAGTATTGCCTGTAGGACCTTCATCAATTGTAGGGGTTCTGAATGTATACATTTATCTCCTAGTCCCAAGAATGCCCACCACCGAAGTGGTGGACAAACTGAGGATTAAGCGATAGAGGATGAACTCTCTACACGCCACAATGCTTCTGTACGGTACAATGACCATCCACCAGCAAAGTACCATCCAACTTTGTGGAATCGACCGAAGTTGTCGGTAACAGGAGCAACAACTGAATGTGCTTCTTCAGCAACTGCTTCAGCCAATGCTTGCTGTCCGGCAGCAAGGGTACGATATACCTTAACGGTTGGTTGGAACGTAATCGTTCCTGATACTGTACCTGCGTTAGGAACGTCAACAGTAACGGTAAGACCATTAGCTGAGACAGAAACAACACGAGCACCTGTACCAACGTTTGTACCACTAACAATATAACCTGGTTGAATTACACCAGAAGTTGTAGCAGCAGTAAGGGTAATAGTAGATGCACCTGAAGTACCAGCTGATCCACCAGTATTGGTGAATGAACCAGCACCTGTTGATGCACCATCAAAACCTGATGGCATACGAGGTGATTCAATGTAGTAAGCACCTTCATATTGACCAATTTCGCCAGCCCAGAGTTTATCAGTTGCCTGATAGTTCTGAGGTGTACGCCAACCAGCCACATCAGTTTCTGCACGAAGATCGTGTGAAACTTCTGGGTGGATACCTACCCAGTAGAGTGAACCCTTGCGAGGTGCAACAGAATCTTTACGCATCTTTGCAACTGCCTTACGAATTTCTTTCGATGAAAGGGTATTAGCAGCAGCAATACTTGCACGAGCAGATACTGCAGTAGTTCCAGTTACACCGGAACCGTAAAGAACCTGTGAACCACCAACAAGCACATTGGAAACAAGCTTATCAATGCTATCAATCATGTTGTATGCAACAATGTTAGCAACAGCAGGATCAACATCAGTGAATGAGAATAACTTCATTGCCTTTGTACGAGCAACCATGTTACCGTATTCTTTCATGATTACAGCAATATGGTCTGGGGTTTCCATACCAAGGGTATCAGGATCCGTTGCTTCATCCAACGGATCAATTTCAACAGCAAGATCCTTGTAGATCTGGAAGATTACTTGGTTGCTGTTATTTGTTAGGCTACCTGGCTTCTTGTCTGCAACAGAACGCAATAGTGGTTCTGAGCGGAGCTTGAAGTCAAGTACCTTGTCGTAGGCTTTCTGTAGTAAACCTGCAGTACCGTAAGTGTTAGTACTTGCGTTATAGTTACCAAGAGAGCCTACACCGGTATTAATATTTGCCATTTAGGACTCCATAGTTTAATTGAATTACGATTAACCGAGGTTCCGTAAAATGTTATACAGTTCCTCTTCCGAGGCCGCATTACCAATCATTGCTTCAATATCGTCAGCATTGTCTGGCATTGCTGCACCTGCGGTTGCAGAATTAATTCTTTTCAGATTATCTACGTCTGGGGTAGAATTGTCACTCTGCGGGATACCAAATGCATCTCCGTATTCTTCGATCCACTCATTGAGTGCGTCCACATTAGTGGCATCGACATCTGCGGGGATTAACTTGGCGACCTTTGGATTAACTCCACGTTCTTCCAAGACCTTTTGGATGATCTCTTGTCGTTGTTTAGAAGTATATTCAAAGACTCGTGAATCGAGTTCCTTATTTTTCTTTTCCAACTCCTTGATTGTTTTTCTTAATTGCTTGACGAGGTCTGTTCCATCGTTCACTCGCTGTGAGGGCTGATCGTCTTCGTATTCGAATTCATCATCCCAGTCTTGATAATTGTTGCTCATCGCAACTCTCCCTATCTCTCTAAGTTAAACGCAAGCCACATAACAAATCGGGGAAAATGTTATGGCTCCTGCTACCAGACTTGTACGCTCGTGAGGGCTGGTCGGTCTCACTGAGGGTTCTATATACTGCCAGCTGAACGCTTGGCTAATGATTCGGCAACTGCTCCAGATTTTCCTGAGAATCTGGCTATGCCACCTTTTTGAATTCGTCTGCGTCTTTGTGACGCAAGACCAAGAATGTTTTCTGATTCAAGTTCTTTTTGCAAGTCTTGTGTACTAATACCTTGTCGTTGTGCTTCTCCTGTATATCCAGGGGTTTGCATTTTGGTAACGGACAATCCTTGTCGTGCCTGTTCACGACTAATACCTTGACGAGCAAGTTCCTGTGCTCCAATAAGACTTGTAAATCCTGCTTCAACTTGAGCAGCAAGAATGTTTGCTGTTCTAATCTTATCTTGCAATTCTCCTGCTGCATCTTTACCAAGCAATAATGCTCGTGCAAGATCTGCACCAGAAAGGTTAAGGCTACCAAGTTGTGAACGAAGTACACTATCTGCATTGTTAATTGCATCATATGCTGCATTCATACGAGATTGTGCTTCAAGCAGGGAAATGTTATTCTCAATAAATCTATCTGCATTTGCATTAGTAGCAAGGTCTGATAGACCATAGAATGCAAACAGACTTTTATATTCTGCTCGTGCTTTCATAAATTCACCAAGAGTGGTAATACCAGTCTTGTTGTTGGGGTCTGCTTTAAGCTTTAAGAATGCACCAAATTCTTGATTAAATAAAGGAGTTGCACTTGTTCCAACAAGCAAATCTGGAATAAGAGAATAGTCCATCTGAACACCATAGTATTCGGAATTAAAGTAAGCATTCCACAATTCCTCTGCAATTGCAGTATCGGTAATACCTACAAGCTGTGTAAGAATACCAATAAATACACCTTTGGCAAGACCATCAGGTGGAGGTGGTGGCGTTCCAGGATCTGTACTTCCTGGGTTTAATGGATCAGAAACTGGTTTACCAGTATCATTGCCGATACCATCACTTGGATTACCACTTACCCATTGGTTGGTATAAAGATTATAATATGCATATTCGGAACTGTTATCATCATAGATAATTTGATATTGCTGAATACCTTCAGTAACACCCATCGCAACTCTGCGAACTTCTTTTCTCATACATTAACTCCGAATGCTCTAGCAAATGATGCAGCCAAAGTAGATGCATCCGACTTGGCTCGTGATGTTGTTTGATATTCTTGGCTTTTCATAAGTGCTTTTTGAAAATCTCCAATAGTCATCTTCTTACCATCTTGTGTAGCCATACTAAGAACCTTTGATATATCGGTATCTAGTCCTGTTTTTTCTAACATATTGTTATACATCTGAACATAAGGAGAGATAATATCTTGGAAAGATATATTAGGATTCCTATCAAGATCATCAGCAAAAGCTGAGTATGTTGCTTTAGCTAAATTCCTAAAGGTATCATCAATATCTGATTCCTGCAATTTACCTTTAAGTAATCCCTTAATTAGTTTTGCTTTTGTTCCAGCACCAACAAGATTATTTAATCCATAATCTCTAATGGTTTGTTCAATCAAGTCCTGTACAGCACCAGCTGTACCAGACATATCATCTGTAAGACTAAGTTTTTTAACTACATAACGAAGAGTAAAGTTATCCAAATCAAATGGATTTTGTATGACAGTCTGATGGTGTTGCCCAGATTGCTTGTTAACGTAACGCTTTTGTGCTTTAACAAGTAGGTCATAAAACTCTTCAAAGTCTTCTTTATTGGGAGATTTGCCAGTTAACTGATTAACAATATCCCTAAACTTATCTTTTGCTGCAGGCTTTCCTGTTATATAAGTCTGGCTAGTAGGGCCAGTATAGCCACCAGTACCATCACCAGTATCTTCTTTTTTCTGCTTTAGATAATCAAGAACTGATAAGAATGGAGCTTTTGATCCTCTTCTTCCAAAATTAAATACAGATGTTGCGTTTATAGCAGCATCAAATGCTACCCAAAATTCATCATCTTTTCCAGTAGAGGAATCTGATAAACCGTAATGCTTTTTAAGCAATGATCTTAATTCACCATATTGCCCATTAGCAATCATACCGTTTAAAATGGTTATTCTTTGACCCCATTGAGCTGGAGTACCAGTTTTATATGGTGTGTATTGCCACCTCTTGCCACTCTCAGCATTTTCGTTATACGGAAGGTAAATAGCTTGTACTGCTACTGATTTTTTCTTTTTAGTTTTAGGGTCATCATATAACCAAACTAATCTACCATTTTCAATGGTTAAAAATTGTTCATCCATTTAATCTCCATTTACCTTACTGGTTCAGCTCTGTAGGAATCACGAACTTTAAAATCAATTAACTCAAAGAATACAAGTTTATTTAATTGGTTCAAAAACAAATCATCTCCTGCTATTTTAGTTAATGTATTTTTAGTTTTTGTTTTTGCTGCCAATCTTGTCCACATTCCGGCACTTGTATATCCAGGATCAATGCTCATCTGAGCATAACCTGTTGAAAAGATATTTAACATTTTGCCAAGAAGTTTTCTTTGGCTAGCCGATATTGGAGCATCATTATCTTTGTAAATCTCTTTTAAGTTTTTATACATTTCTTCTTCTGTTTCAACATCAATATCTCCACTCTCTTTTAATTCTTTTCTTAAAAGTGGATAAGCCATCTTAAGATCTTTTCTTTCTTGTTCGGCTGCATCTATTAATGCTTTTCTTTCAGTAGGATCTACTACAGAATTTAATCTTTCCTGAAGATTATTACTAATATTAAAGTATCTTTGCTTAACGTTAAGCGTATTCATTCGCCTTAGGTATACCTTTTGATCAACATTGCTTGTTAAGCCAGCAGCTTCCATCCAGGCATAAATTGCAGGATTAATCTCAGGCTCTCCCTTATCTTGAGGAACAAATAAATAAGCTGCATCACCGTAAGTTTCTAAAAACCTTTTATTTGAAATTAACCAAGCTTGAACTTTATCTGTTCTTTGTAGTAAAGGTTTTACTAACTTATCTTCTCTCGATACAGTATAAGCAAGTTTTCCAGGATTTTTTCCTACGAACAAAGCTTTAGCTAGCTCGTATGGATCTTGAACATCATCGCCATACTTTTTAATAATGGCATCAAGAATTTCAAAATAAGGTTGACGCAAGGTTGTTGTTCCAGTTTCTCTCCAGTGATCCGAAAGATTCATACTCTCTTGAGTCTGCGTACTAAATGGAAGAACAGTTCCAAGAAATGCATTAATAACCTGAGTGTTGTGAGCACCAATACGAACAATATCTAAATAGTCTTGACGTTCTTCTGGTGTTGCATCTGGCTTCATTCCTGGATGCTTTAATCCCTCAAAGGCAGCATTAAATGCAATTGCCTGTAATACCGAACTATGATTATGTCTTGCGTTTTCATTAAAATCAAGTGCTTTGTGGAGTCTCTGCAATAACAAAGGTGTTACAGCTTTATAAGCATCAATGTTATCGCCAATGTCTCCAAGCAAAACGTTATCAATTTGCTCTACCCAAGGTGATGTTCCAAAAACTCTACCAGCTATTGTTTTTAAAGTGCTAACAGCTAAGCCAGCAATAGGACCACTAAGGTATGGAATGCCGGCATCATCCTGGAAGGATGGATTTAATCCAATAACCTTTCCTGTAAAGTTATTAAATTGTGGTTGCATCATTGAAAGACTACCGCCACTAAATACGGTAAGGAATGGGTTTATTGCAGAGTAAATAACATTATCCATTGGGACAAAGAAGTATTGTTCTCCATCATCATTTTCATGTATGATACCAACATTATTCAAACCGTTGTTCATAAGTCGCATACGATATATGACTCTAGGAGTTATCTCTCTTAATCGATACACCCTGCGGTAAAAGTCTTCTGTTGCCCTGTAGAATCGATTAACATTTCTAACGCTTTGCGAAAGAAATGTTTTAACGTGTGGGTTATCGACATACTTAAGGGTCATGTTAACTGCAGTATGCATTGCAGTTTCTGTCATTTGCTTTTGAGTTAAGTCTAATGCTCGTTTAGCGGCAAGCACATCTTTTATGTTAACACCTGCTGAAAGTGCATTAAGATCTTCTTGGGCAAGTTGCATAATTTGATTATGATCTTTATGTTTTACAAGCTTTTTAAATCTAGGGTCAGTTAATACTTTTTCATCATAACGAAATGTAAGATAATTTTTTGGTAGTAATTCTTTTTCAACTACTGCAAGTTCTTTTCGTTTAGCAAGATACCACATACTAACAGCTTTATTTCTAAATAAATCTGTTACAGTACGGTCCATTAATCGCCAGAGCGATTCCTCTGCTATCTTCCAGTAATCCGCCATACTGCCATCAAATTCTTTGCCCAGCATTATGTTAGTATTAATATTTTGATTAATCAAATTATCTTTGGCTAAATCAAAGTATTCATCAAAATCAATTCTTAATCCTTCTTTAACTGATGGGCTGCTTTTAATGTGATTAAGAAGGCTGTAGTTAACAGCACCCAATTCGTTACTTCCGTGAAAAATAAAATGCATTTGTGAAAATATGTTTTCAACCATTGCTTTAACAGCATCATCTGGCGTAAGACCTTTAATGTTAATTAATTCCCAAACATTAGCACGACTTGAAATTAAGTATTGAATATCGTCAGGGCTTAAGGAAGCCATAACCTCATCTACGGCTTTTTCATAATCATTAACTGTTTTAAGACCGTTATGCTTTATAAATACTTCACCCATATCGGATTTGCCAACACGATTATCTACAAACAATCTTTTAGTATTCATATATTGATTGATTGCTTTTTCTGTATCTGTTAACTCTTTGGGTTCAATAACCCTAAAAGACTTACTTAACTCTACAGAGTGATCATCTAGCATTCTTGCAACCGATGGATCATCTAATATATTTATCTTAATACTTGAATCAATTGAACTCAGACCACCGGTTGAGGTTGCCCTAGCAACCGAGGATGACGCTGCTTCAAGAAAGTTTGAATTATGAACCAATGCTTGAAAAGCGTAGTCAACTTCATCTCGAGTTAAATTACCTTTGCCAACTTTATAAATTGATTCCCAAGCGTAAGCATGCATAAGTGCTACCATTGTTTGAGACTCAGACCATTTACCTTCTCTAGCTTGCTCCATTACGTCATCCATAATGGCAAGTCTTTCTTCTTTAGTAAAAGCACCTGATGGATTGTAGGATTTATTTCCAGTTACTTTAACAAGAAACTTTCTAGTTAAAAGGGATATTGCTCCAGTTGTTTGCTCGTCCCCTGTCATTGTTTTTGAAAAGTTAGTTAATCTTTTAGCCTTAAAATACTCCTTCATTACATATGAAGGTGCATAAAGGCTAAAGAAAAATATTTCATCAATAGCACTTCGCATACCCAATTTTGGGAACAAGCCACCTAATGTCCAGTACCTAACTATACCTGTAGAAAGACTATTGTTTACCACTCCACCAAGTAGGTTAAATGCTCTGTACTTTTCAGAACCAGTTTTGCCAGCAAATCTTAATGATGCGTTTGCAGCTTCAGCTTGTATTTGGTTCCACGGTAATGCACCAACCATCATAGAAAGGTCTCGGTCTAATGCTGCACCAAAGTAAGAGTTAACTTTTCCAGTCCAAGGATTTAAATTAGATGGATCAACACCCATTGGCTTTTCAGCTGAACCAAAAGATTCTTCTAGTATTGCTCTAATTTTAGGTTCTGGAAGACCATACGATTCCATAATACCACGATACAATCCTCTAAGAATCATGATTTGTTCTGATATTGGTCTGATTCTAAACTCTTGCACCGCAATATCGGCAATGTTTCTTGGTGCTACAATTCTAAATAAAGCACGAACAGTTCCAAGAGTTTGATCTTGTCCTGGACCAAGTGCAATGCCTTGATCTCCGGGTGCTCTAGAAATCCAAGTAGCAGCTTTCTTTAAAAACTTTTTTCTTTCCGCTAAAAACTTAATTGCCTGAGGTGTCTGAACAGACTTACCTACCATTGTTGCTGAACCATATTCTTTAAGTTCATCTGTAAAGGTAATTACTTCATCTTGTGCAGATTGAATGTCTTGTGAACCTATCTTGTACCAAAACCTTCTAGCTCCATCGAGAAGTTCCCTTCTTCCACGATGAACAAAAATAGATTCTCTAAAGAAGTCAGTTCCATCTACTCTACCAGAAAGTATTTTAGATACATTGTTGACACTACTATAAACTTCTTTTGCCGTTTCTGCATCAAATACACCGTTTTCAAGATTAAATGCAACGCTTTCGTCAGTTGCAAGTTGAGGATAAGAAATTCTCATCTCTTCTCTAATTGCAGCTTTAGCTTCAGGACCATCAGCATCTTTGTAACGCTTAATCATTCCGCCAAAACCATCCCAAGTTTGACGAAGTTTTGCAGATATTTCAAAAGCTTTTCTAATACCACCAGTTCCTTGGCTAGAAAGTTCTACAACTCTAGCTACCTCATTAACTGGTTTGCCAAGAAATTTAATAGCACCACCAGCACCAAAAGTTACATATGTTAATGGGTCTGCAAATATTTGAGTTAGAAAATCTACAGTTCCAGACACAGCGGTAAAGGCTTTATCTTTTTCTTCCTGAGTCATATTGCTAGTATCAAGAGCTTGCATAGTAAATGGACTTTGAGTTACTATAGCTCCACCGACTCTAGGTGCACCACCAAGGTTGGTTACTGTTGGAAGAATGCCTTGTGCATTTTTATTTCCTCGTTCACCAACAAGGAAGCGAGCAGCAAATCGTCCAGGAGATATTTTTGCTTGACGATAATCTTCAAGTATTGTATTTTGCCATTCATTATTATTTGTTTCAAAATCAATAAGTTCTTTAATAAATTCTTCTGAATAACCATAAGGTGAATTAGCAATAGTTTCAGCAATGTTATTACCAGCTAAAAACTGTTTAGCAATAAACGCTTTCTTTTTACCATAACGTTCTTCTAATTGTTTATCTATTTCGGTATTGTATAAAGATTCACCATTATGATAAGAGTTTGCCCAAAGATTTGCATCAAATGGATTTGCATCATTTTCAACCATTTGCATTCCAACATTGAAAACCGTATTTAAACCTTTTCCATATTGTACTGCAGCGTTAAAAAATAATCCAATAGGATTAAAGTTTAATAATCCTTTACCAATATCCATAGCGGTTTTTTGCCACCATGGTTTTGGTGCTTCAAGATATGAACGTTCACCATTTGTATACCATCGAAGAAGGTCTTGAACATTTTTATCTAACTTATTATATTTATCCCAACCAGCTTCGCCAATGTTACTTATCTTTTTGTCAATGCGAGCAAGTCTTTTTAAAGTTTTAATTGTTTGTTTTTGGCTAGCATTAAAAGTGTTGCCATAAATATAATCATATACTGGATCTATAATATCTTCATCAATACCAGGAACGTATTCACCCATTAAATAATACCTCTACTTGCAAGCTGAGCGTAAATGTATTCAAGTTCTGGATCATTGCTTGACTGAATTCCCATAAGCAATGTTTGTCGTAAAGAATCAGAACTGTTAACTGGCATCATAGGTGCAGACATTTGACCAGGACCAAATGGCATACCAGCAGTTGCTGGTTCATCTGGTCTTTGGCTTGGTGCAAATAATGGAGTTACAGGTGGCATAGCCATTGCAGCTTGTGCTGCACCTGCAGATGGATCTGTTTCAACCTGTGCCATAGGTGCAGAAGTTTGCAAGTCCATTAATTCTTGATTCTCACCATAGGTTCCACCAGTCATTTCCATTGCTGGTTGTGCACCATCAGTTCTGCGAGATAATTCTCCAGGACCAGATACAGGAGCAGGATTAGCTGGTTTACGGTATCCGCCTCTACTCGCCATCTTCTACTTCCTCTTCTACAAATTCTGTTTCAAGTATGTGATACAGGAGACCAGTGTGTCTCCATGGTGGTAATGTTTCATCTTTTAAGACAAGCTTGTAGTATTCATTGTTTGTATCTACAAATTCTGCAACAAGAATAAAATTGGTGCATAATGCACCCTCTTTATCTACCACTTCTTTTGCAGATTTATTCAAAAGATCAAGAAGACCTTTTCTTAACTTGTCTTCCATCATTGCATCTGTCCACCGAGTTGTTGCAACAACGCCATTACGTCAGGAGTTGGTTGCCCACCAGTTGGCATTCCTTCTGGTGACATTGGGGCTCCTGCAGCCATCATTTGTCCAGGAGCAGTGGGGACGGTAGATGCTTCAACCGGAGATGGTAGACCTGCAGGAGCAGCTTGAAGAGCAGGAACTTCTTCTGGTGCGAAGACTTCCGCTACAGCATCTTCAATGCTGGTTCCTGCTTTGCGGGCTTTAATGACATCTGAGATTTTAACAACTAGGTCAGTAGGGTCCCCACCTTGCATAACCATTTGTGGAATTGCTTGTGCAATAGATGCAAAAGATGCTGCTAATGCATCACGCATTTTTTCAACATCAATTGCTTTTTGTACTTCTGATACGTTCATAGGCCAAGGCAATTCACGCATTACATAATCTCGTGAAGTTAATCCTGCACCTAGTGCTTGTAGCGAAAAGATTAATGCTCGTGATGGATCGAGTCCAGACATTAGACCATAGCGTACCTGTACGCTGTAGTCTCCCTTAATTGCTGTTGCTGGTTTGTACTCAAACTTGTAAGGAGCACCTTGATAAAGACCACTTGCAGTTTTCTTTACGTTAAAAAGCTTCTCATCCATTTCAAAACAGAGAGCAATTACTTCTTCAAGTACTCGTGAAAGAATCTGCTGTGCAGATTTAATCTGAGTATCAAAGCCACCAAGCAAAGCTTGTACGCCTTGACCAGTAATGATGCTTGCATCAATCTGACCAGAGCGTCCTTCTGGGTAACGAGAACCCATTCGCATTTCTTGTTCTAATACTGCTTGCTCGGTAAATGCTGATGTCGGAAGTTCTAAGCCTACACGACGAATGTTCTGTGGCTGTTGCGTACGCAGTACTGCATCAGGACCAAAAGCAAATTCCTGGACATCATTCGGTACTGCCAAAGGAGCCTGTACCGATTTTTCTGCTGCTTCCATTGCTAAGAATGCAAAGCGAGCACGAGCGAGCTGTACCCAGATAACATCATCGAATTGACCACGAGGATCATCTGGATTTAGATTTGGTCTACGACCAACTCGCACCATAACCTTACCCATTGGGTTAGGTGTAGATGCAAGAACAAGTTTGCTATGTGCAAGGAACAAAGTAATTTGATCTTTGTCCTCATATTTAATTAATTCTAGTTCGGCACCCCAGTTAACTGGACCGCCATCGTACTGAGAAAGGATTTCCATTTTGTATTCAGGAAAATCTACACACAATTCTCGTACTGTTTTCTTAAATCGCTTGTAGTAAGAAACAATACGACCAAAACGGTCATACTCTGGATACGCATTTAACGGATTATCAACAACAATGCGTGGCATATTGCTTTCAAAGTCTGGCTCTACAATAACGTTGTAGGTTCCGTATGAAAGATACCAGTCTGCACCAATGTAGTTCTGTGTTTCTAAGTCAGAAAACTGAATATAGTGGTTTGCAATTTGAGTTCGCTTGTCTGCTACGGACTTTGCCGACTCAGAAGTCATGCTATTGCTACTGCAGTTGACTGCTGGCAATGGAGCTACAACTTCTGCAATATCCCGAGCTGCAACATCGATAAAGTTTGCAATCATTGGGTGATTCATTCCCTCTGGGAAGAAGTCAATACCAATACTTGCCATATTTCCATTGCGTACAGCAAGAACATTTTGCATACGCTCATCACGAGGAGCATACTTTTGCTTCAAAGCTTCATACTTATCAGCAATCTTGTCAATGCTTAACGCCATTTCATTCCTTATGCATAATATGTGTATTGCTCGGTAGCCAAATCGTCAAGATTTATGACTCCACGATCAAATTTGTTTCTTCTTGTGGACCA